GCTCCAACGCCAGCCTTCAACATAACCCTCAAATTGTTGAGTTGGGGCTATTTGAACAGGCAAGTCGGTTATTCGCATTGGCTGACCTACAAAGATTTGTAGCAAGGCATCTCGGTCTGCATCATCAATGGCTGAATTAGTCAATGGGAATGTAATGCTGTCAAATAAGGCTCTTGGATAAGATCTAAGGGAAATAAAGCGGTCAGCAACAGCTTGTGCATCAGTAGCATCATGCAAGACTGTATTTAGGGTTTCACCTCGATAACCAAAGGTTGCGATACTAGTGAGATCAATTGCTGTTTTTTGAGATCCATAGTTGTTGCCGTAATTAAGAATAATCTCGTTTCGAACATCTGCGCCTCTAGTCAAAACCTTTAATCCTGCACCAATGGCAGTATTGGCTGAAATTTCTGTGTATCCATTATTGGCAAGATAATTTTGTCTATGAGTTGTGTCAGCATAAGAAATCCGACCCTCATTGTCCTCGTACAAAACACCAAGTGCGCTATTAGCAATAAGGCTTGCAATGTTGTAAGTAGTGTCAGGATCAGCAGTTCGGTTTTCAAGTTCATAAACTCCGGGGCGATCAATCTCGCCAAGTCCTATGTTCTCAGCATTTGCCCATGTAATTGTTGGGTCATAGCCAGACCAAGTTTCAGCTGCTGGCACTTCATTCCAATTGTTTAAGAATATCTCTGAAAGCAATTCCCAGATCTGATCGCCGTCATCATCTCGAGCCAATGTTCCGTTGTAAATAACTTTTGGCAGTTTAGCCAATGAACCTAAAGCAAGGATTGTGTAAGTAAAGGTTTCAGCAATACTGCTGGCAGTTGCAACCTCAGTTGTGATGTCTGTGATGTTGCCACCAAATAAAGTTCGATAGGTGTCTGTGCTGTCTTTGACTTGTAAAGTTAGTCCATCATTAACTTGCAAATTGTAGTTTTCATTATTTAGGGCAACCAATTCAATTTGCAAATAAGATGGATTGGGTTGAGAATAAATGTCCTCACGACCAGCCTGATGGGCAATGTCTGAAATTGCTACATTTGTGTATTCAACTCCATTAACTGTTAATTGATATTCGGGAGTAAATACAGTCATTATCCGCCCTTGATGCCGTTGTTATACAGCTGTGGAACTGATCTAGATGCGCTGTTATTTAATACTTTTGCAACTGCTCTTGCAGCACCCTCGCTATCAACGGCTTGAACTGAAACATTGTTAATGATAGTTGGATTTCCTGCGCCATAGGTAAAGTTAGATTTAGGAACTGATGGAGTTTGTCCAAGCATTCCGCCGGTCAATGATGGGTTTGGAATATAGCCAATATCTGCTCCGGGTTTAATCAGATTAGTAATGCGAATTGCTTGGTTAGCAAATTCAACTAATAAGCCGATTGCCTCTCGAATAAAAGTAATAAATCCTGAAATTATGCCAGCAACTGTTTTAATGACTGCGCCAAATGATGCTGCACCCTTTTGACTTTCATCAAGAGCTGCCACTAATCCTGCATCACCTGTCAGACCAGCAATAAATCCATTAAGAGTTGGAATGCCTGTTTCATTTAAGAATCCAATAAATCTTTCCACAAATGGAAGCAATGCATAACCAAGACTTTCTTTTGCTTCATCAAATCCTACTTTTAAACGATCAATCTTGCCTTGGAATGTTTCAGCGTTTTTACTAGCTGCGCCACCATAAAGATCTGATAACTTTTGCTGAACTTCGGTAAATGAAAGAGTGGCAAGTTCGCTCTTTGATAATCCAAGACCTAACCTGCCAAGAGCTGTGGTATTTCCATCTTGAGCCCGACCTAATGCATTGGCAACTGTTTCAAGTTCAAGTCCTCGACCTTTAGCAATATCTAAAGATAAGTTTAATAATCTTTGCGCTTCATTAACATCTTTTGTAGATACGGCTAATCTCTGGAATGCCGGTCTTAGTTGATCGTCAGCAACACCGGTTGCAAGTGAGGTTTTAAGTATGTAATCCTCAGTTGCCTGTATTTGAGCCTCAGTAGCCCCTGTGGCGCTCTTTAATGCAGCAGCCAACCTTAACTGTGCTTGCTCATCCTCTATTGCAGCCTTGACCCCATCAATGGCTAATTTAGTGCCATAGGCAACGGCAGCAGCAGCAGCGACCGCAAATGCAGCAGCAGCCTTCTTTCCAAAATCTGCAATCTTGCTTGAATTACTTTCAACGGCTTTATCAGCTTCGCCTAACTTCTTTTTTAAATCATCAACATCAGCAAGGATTGATAACTTTAAGGTGCGATTACCGGTTGCCATTAGACCCATTCCTTAATTATGCGATCAAAACTTGCTTCCCATTTGTTAATTAATTCAGGCTGAATTTTGCGAAGGGTTGGATAGATAAACCATCCACGACTACCTCTGCCTTGCCGTCCTGAATATGAAGGGAACTGCTTGAACTTATTAGATCCAAACTCAATTCCACCCCATAGGTTTTGCGTAGTAGCACCACCTGAAAATTTCTGTCGTGCGAAACCATAACTGAACTCACCGATTTTGCTGGACTTAGAGATGCTAACGCCGTCCGCAACTCTTTCCGCAACCTTGCGAGATTTTGTTCGAGTTCGAGCTGCTTGCTTAATTTCCTCTGATGCAAAATACGCCAACGCAGCAGACTGCGCTCTTGCTTCCTCAGTAGCCTGTTCATCCATAAGTTTAAAGGCTTTGTAAATATCACGCAGATCAGATTTATTGTATGCAATGGTTTCAGTTGCCATTTCTTGCCTCCAATATCTCGATCGCTGTTAATATGTCATCCGCATCAACCCATTCGCTCATTGGTATTTTTGTGGCTATTGCCAACTCAACCAATAACCTGTTTAGGCTTCCTGCTGGGTGGCTTTTGGGTCTGCATCACCAACAACTGTGTCAAAGTCGGCAACAGTTTCGATCCAAGCATCAAAGAGTTTTACTGGCTTGCCAGCGGATTCTCTTTTGTGTGCATGATAAGCCAAAAACATTAAATCCCATAAGCCCATGTTTTTTTGCATGTCTTGAATGGTTTTCTTTGTTTCTCTTTCCCATTTGCAAAACTCAGGTGTCTGGGCGGTGTAGGTTGCTTGCTCACCTGAGTTATATGTAATTGTAATAATTCTTTTCATTGTTCGCTCCCGTTGCTAGTTTTTAACTAAAGGTTTCTACTACTGCGCCTTTAGATACTGTGAATGTGAATGATACTGTCTGAGCATCAACACCTGATCCACCAGCAGTTGGAAACTCTGGCTTTACTGGAAACACAAATTGCGCTCCTGATGCAGCTGTAAGTGTCATGCTGATATCTGTATCTGGTGCGCTTTCAGCAGCAGCCCATAGAGCCTCGCAAACTGAACTTGCCTTGCCCCAATCAGCCAACATATCCAATTGGAATGTTCCTGAGATGTTTGTTGTCTTGTATGCCTCGCCCTCAAGGGTCTGATATACCTGACGCTCATTGACTTTGGTTAGAACTGCATTTGTCGCTTGTGCTTGAATATCTGTTCCACCTGTGAAAGATAAACCAACATCACGACCGGTAATTACGACTGTTGCCATGATTTCTCCTTATACTGTTTGTGTGTAGTAGGTAGATACTCGAACATCTGCGATAAGCAGCGTTGATGCACCAACTTGTGAAACTGTCGGTCTTTCAACCGAGCTGACAATGTATCCAACTGGGATGACTGCCAGAACACTTATGATTAGTTGCTCGATATTGTCGAGCGATGCTGGATTGCTGTTATATGCAACCGCAACTGAAATTGTAAAATTAATCTTGGCTCTGATATTGGTTTTGCTTATTGTTTCAAATTCTAGGTATGGCGAATCAGGCACAACAACCACAGCTGGTGGAATAACTGTTTCAGGCACATAGCCATAAACATTTCCTGCAACGCTAGATAAAGCAGTTGCTAAAGGCGTGCGAATTTGTTCGAGAATTGTTTCGTTAGGCATTTATTGACACATGCCTTCGGGATCTATGTAAGAACCTAAAAGGCCCACGCATTTATTGTAAAGCGATCTCCCCATCCTGAACGGAGTTGCAGTAAAATCTACTCCTTCGATTTGTCCTCCGCCGGCAAGTCTGGCTTGGAATACTTCGACTGAAACTGTATAGACGGCTGATTGAACAGCTGCATTTCCAACATAAGTTGATCCGCCAGAAAGGGCAGCAACTCCGGATGGGATGACATTAGCCTCGAGTATGTCGGCATT